AGGAACAGGATGCCCTTGAACAGCTTCTTCATCCCCTCTGCCATCATTCGCGCCGTGAGTTCGATGCGGCCCTGGGACGCGCTGATGGTTGCGGCCACCGCCGCCTTGGTGCTGGACTGCAAGGCGTCGGCATTCAGTCCCATCGCGGCCTTGCTCATGCCGGTGCGGTCTTCCTTGATCTGGTCGATGTAGTCCAGCATGGGGAACGCGGCCTGCCCGACAAACGGGGAACTGAACGGCTGCACCATGCCAGGCGCGCGCATACGAATAATCGCGCCGGTCTCATTATTCAGCACGTCATCCATGTTGACCTGGCCTTCGACCACCGCAGTGCGCGGATGGATGGACTGAGCCAGTGAGTCCAGCGTGTTGCGCAAGATCTCGGACTTGATCTCCTGGATGTCGTGCGTGATGTCGAATATGGACATTGCCTCGATGGGGCTGGTGTGTGGCTCGGGGTCGCAGGGGAAGTCAACGAACGGGATGTAGGACGCCGGCAGATTGCGCACCACCTTGTAGCTGGAACCCATGCAGCAGATCTTGCGCAGTTCGGGGATGCCGTCTCCGTCGTAGTCGATGCGCTCGTATGCCTCGATGTACAGGACGCGGCGCTGCATAGGGTTGGCGCTGTCGGTCTGGCCGACGGCGGTCGCCAGCGGCTGGCGCGCCAGGTATTCCTCGTTGTCGTCCAGGTCAGACGCGGTGACGTTGTCCAGCACCTCGTCCTCGTCATAACCCATCGCCACCAATTCGGCGACAGTCGCCATCTTGCGGTGCGCGATCAGGCTGCAGTCATCAAAGGATCGCGCTCGGCGGTCAATCAGCAGTTCTTCGGGCGGCACTGCCATGATCTTGATGCGCCCGTCCTTGGTGACGCGCTTGATCTGCACGTCGTGCAGCATGGGTTGCTGGGGCGGCATCATCTGACCCGTAATAGGGTCAATTTGGGGCTGCATTTGGGGCGCGTCGGGATCAGGGTAGCTGACCACAATCTTGACCTCGGCCTGCTCCTGCATCAGTATTTGCAGGGTCTGGTCATCCAGGCCGCTGAAGTCGGTAATCTCCACCTTCTCGGAGTCCTCCCACCAGAATTTCGCAATGCCGCACTTCCGGACCAGGCTGTCCTTGAAGATGGCGTAGGTAGTCATAAAACCGTTGTTGTCACGGTTGAACACGAAATTCGCGTAGTCGGTGGCCTGCTTGGCGTGTTCCACGTCTGCCGGTGTCTCGGGGACGTACTCGACGGTGTTTTCGCTTGAGAAAAATACCCGCATTAGGCTGGGCATCATGGCGCTGACGGTGTCGCGCACCTCCATCGCAACCACCTGGGAGCGCCCATCTTCCTCGTTCCCGAATGGGTCGCCACGGTAGTAGGCCGTACCCATTGCCCGAATAGGCGAGATGTCGGAATCGATGTAGCTGACGGCGTCGGTCAGGTCTTGCCCGATGATCGCCTCCAGTTCGGTGTCATCCATCTGCTCCTGTGCGGCCACGTCGGTGGTCACTGGCATATCGTTCATATTCATACGGGTATCTTTCTAAGTACGACGTACATGGAATCCACCGCCCGAGGCGTGCGGAGCAATTCGTCTTCTTCCAATTCTAGGGTCTTCCCATACTCTGAGAGACGGTAATCCAGGTGCGTCATCTCAAACCGGTAATCCTTCCAGCCCAAGTACCAGTGCCAGGCGCAGTAGTACACCCATGAGTTCTCGTTAAACGCTCGGACGTGCGTCGGATCCTGCCAAGCGCCCAGGCTCAACTCGTAAGGCACGACAATGTGCATCTCACCGCCTTCGGCCAACAGGTCGCGGCAGTTGCTCATAGCCTGGACCAGGTTAGGGATATGCTCCAAAACGTCAAAGGCAATGATGCGCTCAAAGCCACCGCGCTTGATTGGAACAAACCTATCCTTCCACCGAACGATCCCGCTGATATGAAAATCGGATATGTCCATCACCCAATCAGCGCCTACATCTGGTCGGATGTCCGCGTTGATAGCGTCGTCCCTGTAGTCTTTGCCTGATCCAAGATTAAGAGTTAAACCAGCGTTGGACATACTTGTGGCGGTGTTTCATAAGCCAGGGCAGCGCCTGGTTGGTTAATGCGTTGGCGTCCACGCCAACAGTCTGGCTCCCGACGTGGTGGACATAGGACGCGCTCACGAAATTCTCGTAGCCAAGTTCCTCTAGGTCGGTGCATTGCACGTCGTCAGAGTACCAGTTCAGTGGTGGAAATGGGCATTTAGCAAAGGCATCTGCACCAATCCAGGCAAATATGGGCGAGATGACATCAGCGCGCCGAATCTTCGACTCGGACGTGAACTTGCACATATCGATGGCCTCGCCCTCTGGATTCCAGCGGATATTCTGCACCGCGCGCGCAGAATCGCACCTTGCGGCCACCCATCCAGGATTCAGACTCAGGTCGCTCACGATCTCCACGTCATCCATCAGGACGCGGTAGCTGGTGGGCGTCAGCACGATATCGTCGTTCGCCACCACGACAGAGTCGAAGTCCTTGAGTGCGCAGTTGATGATGTCGTTGTAGTCATCGCCAAAGTTGCGGGGCTGGCCGATCAGCTTTACGTCGGCGTCGAACCTGTCAATGACTGATGCAGGACCGCGCAAGTAGACGGGAATCTCGGGGCAGTACTCGCGGATAGACGCCAGCATCACCGCCAGGTTCTTGCCGTGGACGGTGCTGATTGCAATGGGCGCTATCACTTCGCCTTGTTCCTCGCGGATATGGCCTTTGCCTTGGCCTTGGCGTCTGCCTTGGATGACGCGCCCCAGGCATTCAGACTCAGCAGCAACCTGGTCGGTTTCCCGTCCTTCATCTCAGGGCCAGGCATATTCCCCATCCGCGCCAAGAAACTCGCCCGACGCGGGTTGTCGCCTGACTTCACGGGTGGCTTGATGTCCTGGCCTGCCGCCTTCAAACTGGCGCGGCCCTTGGCATTCAGACCGCCTTTAGGGTTCTGCCCTTCTTTGCGTTGCCAGACCGCTGTCATTTCTTCATTGGCTTGGCCGTCTTGGCCGCCTTGCGGAAGTCGGCTGCGCTAGGCGCTGCCTTGCTGCCGACTTTGTTCATCTTCTCGCCAGAGCCAGCCTTGATGCGCTTTTGCTTGGCGTTGATGTTTGCGTAGAGTCCAGGCTTCATCGCTTAGTCCTTTCCTTGGACGTTAATCGTGATAAGAGAGTCAGGAGAGTCACCTTCGCCGTCTCCACCATTGTCTGCACTGCCGTCATTAGGTCCACCAACCACCCATGCGTCGCAAGTGCGAGTCGCCGCGCACTTGAAGTCAAAGATCTCGCAGTATCCGAGATCAGCCAATGCAATCGTTCCCCAGGGGTCTGCTTCATTTCCGATTCCTTTAGCAATGCACTGCTTGATTGAGTCCTGCACGTTGAACGCCGCGCAGTTACCGCATACGCTTTTCTTCGCGTCATCCACGCTAACGTCCCAGGTGTCTGCCTTCTTCTTCCAGTAGGCCGTGTTAGGCAGCGCGGGATTCTCAGGGCCGTAGGCGGCGGTGGTGATCGCCTTCGCCCGATTCTTCAGATTCAGCACCACGTCCTGGGTAGGCGTAGGACACTTCGCCACCGCGCTGGCCGGTGTCATCATCTGGTCCATTGCTGCCTGGTACTTGCCAGGCACGTCGCGGGTTTGCGTAGCCATTACATCTTTCCCTTCGGCATAGGCTTGGACTTGCCAGCCTCAGACAGCGCAATGGCAATCGCCTGCTTGGGATTCTTCACCACGCGCTTGGTCATGCCAGAGTGCAGCTTGCCCGACTTGTACTCTCCCATCACCTTAGCGATCTTCTTGGCGGCCTTCGTAATCTTCATGGTTTCACTCCTTCAGTTGGATGCGTAATTATGCAACGCGAGGAAGATTCCTGCGCAGTGGCTTATTCCAGGACACTTTAGCACCGCCAAATGCACCTATCACCGCGTCGCTGGCAAACGTCAGGCAAAAGGCATCAGCGCGGTCAGGGCTAGGGAAACCCCGCTTGCGGATCTCGTCCTTGCCCTCAATCTGAATCTTTCCGGAACTGGTGAATGAATACCGCACGATGGCGAGTTCACTGACCAAAGCCTCGTCTTTCGGCATCTTGCAGTCACGCCCCTCCAGCCAGGCTTTGGCCTTGTGCCATAACTCAGCCTTCAGATTCCGGTACGTCGCGCCCATCGCTGGACTCTCGGAGACGTTGATGCCGCGACAGGGAAGATTCAGTTCCCGCAGCCGGTCAACCACTCCAGCGCCCAAGCCGATGCTGTCCACCAGGATCTCTGTCGGTCTCTCGCTTGGTGGCAGCGCCTCGTACTCGGAGACCACCGCGCCCGTGAGTTGCATTAGGTCCAGGTTCTTCCAGGTCTTGATCGGCTCGGTCACCGCGTTCCCCTTGCGCTTGCAGAGCGCCGACCTGTCACTTCCGAATCGCGCAACGTCCAGACCCCAGATCATTGGCGCTGACTCGCTGGGCTGGACATCTCGCTGCTGCGCCATCTCCAGCAGTTCCATCGGGATGACAGTATCGTCATCTGAGCGCGGGAACTCGCCCAGCACGCGGATCCGGTAGGCGTTGCTCTCTTCGCCGTAGCGTGCTGCCATTTCACCCAGGTACGCCTCACTGACTCGGGGAGAGTCGGCGCAGGACACCTTCATCGTCACCCAATCATCCTTCAGCCGGTTGTGGGTGTCGTAGAAGAAACCCGTTGAGCGCACCGGATTACCCAGCAGCAGGGTGACCGCCTTGTGACCCGACATAGAACCGGCTGCTGCCTCGAACACCGCCTCTGGGATGCCGCTGGCCTCGTCTGCCACCAGCATGACGTTGTCGCTGTGGACGCCCTGGAGCGCTTCGGGCTGCTCTGCGCGGCTTGTCCTGGCCGAGATGAACGCCTCGTTGGGCGCTTCCTTTACCTCGACCCTGTCCTGCTTCACGTCCAACTGGTCTGCCAGCATCTCTGGCAGCTGCTTAACCCACCGCTTCAGTTCCGCGAACAGGGCGTCGTAAAGTTGGCTTGACGTTGGCGCTGTAACGACAATCTTGACAGGGAACCGCAGGAATAGATACCAGAGCATTGCCCAGGCCGACGCCGTACTCTTACCCACGCCGTGGCCTGAGCGTACGCTGATGCGTCGGTTGCCAGCCGCAATGTGATTCAGAAACTCCACTTGCCAAGTATCAGGCTCGGTGTTTAGCACCTCCCTGACAAACAGCACGGGGTCGTTTCGGTAGCGTATGGCGAACTCAATAAACGGGTTCTCGGAATTCTCAAAATTTTTTTTGGAAGACATAGGGCGCGATCAGGTGGGTGGGTAGGGGGTCAGTGGATCAGTTGATTCGGTAGGTGTTTGGGTGCTGCCACAACCGCCCCGCCGCCACGGCCACCCAGGGGGGGTCGGCCACCGGCCAGGTTAGTTCGTGCATCGAACAAACGATCTGCGGCCTGTGGATAACTCAGCACGCTGCGCGTCCCCTCTGACGCTGCGATATGGTGCGCGTAACCCTATGATTCCATTGAGTATTTCGCTGCGCGTCTGCACTTAGTTCGACAGAACTACTTAATACAGTGTCCATTATGTGAATGAAAACATGGTGATTATGCGTGTTTTTGCTTAATCTTTGAGCAAATGCACTCATTCTGTGGATAACTTTGGCATCTGCTCTGTGGATAACTGCTCAACCACCTCGACGTGGCGCAGCGCCTCCATGCGCAATCCCTGGATGCTGATGTTCACCGACTGCGCCTTGTCAGTCCCGTAAGTCTTGCGATCCCATCGCTCGGCCAGCCACTGGCGCGTCCGGATGCGCTGCACGTCGCGCTGGCCGTTGTCGACGTCCATGCTGTCCGCGATAGCGAGTGTCTCGCAGGCTAAATGCGAGGCCGCTTCCACCCGCGCGCGTGTAATTATAGAATGATAATCATTCTCATCTATCCACTTATCGAGCGCGCGCCGTCCGATTCCCAGGCCCCGGCATATGTCTGCCTTGCTGCGCCCTTCCTCAAACATCGACAGGACAAGTTCCGCGTCCAAGTCCTCTAGCAGCGCCATGTCTGCCCTCACCTTCGGATTCCCAGGCATTAAAAAGCCCTCCAAGCGCGTTTAGCTGGCGCAAGCACCCTACATATCACCTGATGCCGTAAATCACTTCCTGCGTTCATTCTTGTCCCTTTCTGCTGCCTTCGTATCGAACATCTTCCCGCCTTTGAACGGCTTGCTGATGTCGATGTCGTTCTCCATCTCATCGAACCCGCTGGATCCTTGAGGCTGAATAGGAATCATTCTCGTTCCAGGTAGTGCAGACTTGATCTCTCTCACCTGTTTCAGAGTCGGCCCGTTCATCACCACCTCCAGTTCTTCGAGTGTCCAGATCGATCTCGCGCCTTTCTGCTTGCGAAACTGCTCATACCAGGTCGCCATCTTCTTGTCTTTGACAACGACCAGCAATCCATCGTCTTGCATCATGTACTCCATGCAATCGATTTTAGGCATCTGCTCTATGCCTGCCTCAGTCGCCCACCTGGTGAGCGCCTTGTAGGCCGCAATCATCCCCTTGATGGCCTTCTCTAA